ACCTCTACCTTTTAAGATATCAGCGAATGTTACTTTACCGTCTCCTGTTAAATCAGGAAACTTAGAACCTTTTTTCATTCCGAATCTACGGCCCATCATTCCACCACCCATTTTTTTAACTCTAGCTTTGTCTTGTTGTTCAGCTTTAGATTCTCTTATGAGTTTTTTAACTCTTTTCATAGTTCCTGGACCTGTTCCAAATTCTTCCATGAGAGCTTTTGCTTCTGCAACTCTCGCAGCTTTACGGCCTTTAAGGCCCATCATTCCGCCACCCATTTTCTTTTCTCTTAACTCTTTTCCTTTTTTAAATTTTTTTTGTGGTTTACTTTCCTCTATAAGACCTTTGTATTTTTGTTTAGGATTTTCTCCAGGTGTAATAGGAAAAGTTTTTTGTCTTGTAGTGCCGTGTTTAAATTTAAATGCCGTGCCAGTCTCAGTCATTCTTTTTAATTCTTTTTGACCTTCACGCATCATTTTTCTACCTGTATCTATTTTGCCTTTTGATCCTTCTACTTTATCAATTCTTTTTGATAATTCTCTTCTTTTAACTCTCTCCACACTTCCTGAAACATCTTTTGTTGGTTTAACAGATTTAATTGTCGGAGAAACTTTTTTGCTTCTTGGTGTTGCTTTCACAACTTTATTAACGATGTATCCTAGAAATCTTTTCATTTTTTTCCTCCGTTTCTAAAAATTTGTGTACCCTTTATACCAAAAATCGACGCAACTACAAGTATCCAAAGGTTTGTGAACCATGTAGGGAGCTGCGAAAAATATTGAAAAAATAATTCAACTTTTTGCATCGCAGTTGGGTCGTCTGATACAACTGCCCAAATTAAAACAATCACGGGCGCCGAGAGAATCACCAAAACGAACTCGTCTTTCCAGTCATTTTGTCGGGCTTCTAGTAATTTACCTTGGTAAGCTTCCTCACCACGAGCCATACGCTCTGCATGCATTAATCTTGCATCAGACATAGCTTGTTTTGTCTTCTGCCTGTTAGCATATAGTTTACTACCAGTAGAGATGGCTAATTTTATCGCCGATAACCACATATTAGTAAGCTTTAGAGTTTCTTTTCTTTTCTGCCAGCATTCTTTTTTGACCACCAACTGGCATTTCAGGTTTTCCTGTGCCAATGAAGTTAAAAGCTTTGTCAGCAGTTGTTTTAGATCTAGGATCTATCTCAACTTGTTGTTCACCGACTTTTACTGGCTTGATTTTATCAAGTCTTTGCATTTTATGCTCCTTTTTTACGTTTTTCTACACCTTTTATAACACCTTTATTCTTAGATGCATAGAAAACTGTTTCTCCACGTTTTTTACCATACTGTTTTTTCATGGATTTCATAATTTTTTTACCTTTTTTGTTTAATGGCATTATTATTCTCCTGTTACTATGGTTGCTTGCTGTGCTCCAGCCTTTGCAAGGCTAACTCCAGCCCTTAATTTAGCTAATTTTTCGTTTTGTTCCATTTTTTCGTCTGCAATATCGCCTTGTTGCATTAATCTTGCTCTTGCAAGGTCTTGTTGAGCCTCATCATTATCTCTTTTTCGCTCATTTTCCATCGCACGAAGGTCAACTTCTCTTGCTTTTAGTTTTAATAGTGGGTCAGAGTCAAATTGTGATGTAATTTGCTTCTCTTCCTTCATAAATTCTTCAGTCATTTCTGCAATTAAGACAGATTTTCTAGCTTCAACTTGATTTGTAAACGCTTGTAGCTGTGCCTGCACTTGTGGGTCCATCGCTGCTTGTTGTTGCATCATCTGCATTTGCATTAATTGCTCTCTAAATTCTAATTGTACCTGTTCTTGTGCCATCAGTGATATGTGCTCCAAAATATTTTTCTGTATCGCTGCCATAACTGCAGGATTATTTCTTACAATGTTAGTTGACATAAAATTTAAGTGTGCAGTTATGTGTGCTCTGTGGTCTTGACCAGGAAAAGCTTGAAAAGGTTTACCAGCTAATGCATTTATATGTTCCATACTAGGATCCATTGGTGCATTTGGTGCTGGTGGTGGCAACACTGCATCTACATTTTTAACACCTATTGCTTCATACATATTTCTATAAATTTGATACATGTTGTGTAGCTGTGGATTTGCTGTTGCTATTTGTAGTTGTGTTTGAGCCAAAGTAATTCTTTGTGACATAGAAAATATATTTGGATCTGCAACTGGTATTACATCTATCCTATCATCAAAGTCTGCTTGTTTTACATTTCTTGCACCACCAACAACATCATATGGATACTCTGGTGGTAAATATTGTGAAACTACTTTTGATAATAATTTAAATTCATCTTTCATAGCTGCGTAACATCTTTTGTGTATTGCAGACATAACTCTTGAACCACGTTCTAATAGTGCGATAGTTGTTCCTACAGCTGCTGCCTGGTTGCCGTCACCAACTTGCATATCAGCTATGGCTGCAAATCTTTGACCTGCTTGCACAACAATTCCTAATAAATTTAATAATGTTTGAGATGGCTCTTTGTAAGGTAATGGAAAAAATGCATCACGTAATGATCCACCTGGTGCATCAACATCTTTAAATTCACCTGGTTGTATTGGTGATGCTTCATCTCTAACTCTAACGCCTCGTTGTTTAAATCCTGCAGGTAAGTTTGATAATGTCCCTGCATCTAATAATTGACGGAGAGCCGCCGTTGCGGTACGGCTCAATCCGCCAATCATATGAATGAGTCCAAAGCCATAAAATCCTAGTCCTGGCAGAAATTTAAAGTGGACGAAATATTGGATCTTATTTTTCTTTAGATCATTGGGCGCATAGTTTCTCCGTATGGAGAGCACTACTCGGCTGCCTTCTTCTACAGTTACAATGTAGGGCAATTTTATTCCTGTTGGTTGTCCGTCTGGGGTAGTTTCTTCAAAGCCTTCTAAATCTAAATTTACATGACATTCCAGCAAAGTATAAACTGGTTCATTCTTACCAGATTTTTTTGTACCATCTAATTCACGTTCTTTTTTTTCTAATTCATTTCTTTCAACATTACCTGGTGGTCCTAATTCTACATCTCTATAGAAACCAGATACTTGTTGTTTTCTCAATTCATTTTCTGATATTTTTATTGTGTGTATTACAGCCTCTGCATCTTCAATACTAGTTGCAGTATATGGAACTATTAATTCATCTGCAGGCACAAACTTTGATACTGCTCTTCCAAGTGGCACGTCATAGTAAACTTTTTTAAATGTAGATCCTGCAAGTGGTAAATGAAATAACATAGAATCAAATTCTGCTTCATACTCTTGCATTTGATCCATGATTAAATAATTCATAAAATCTTTAACACGAGTTGCTTGTTGTTCTGTTTGTGGGTTTTTTATACCAATAACTTGTGTTCTGACTGGTCCATCTGCTGGTAATAATTCTTTGTAAGCTTGTGCTTGAAACTGTGTAACAGCCTCTGCTAAGACAGGGTGTGTTGCACCAGATGCTCCTTGAAATGGTTCTGTTCTATTTTCATATTTAAATCCTAGTAAGTCAAGCCCCTCTGTGTATCCTCTCTCCCAATCTTTTCTAGAAGATTTGTAATCCATATAGTTTTGAACCATTTCATTACCGATTGGTTCTAAAACATCGTCTGGTAATAAGTCTGCTAAATTATCAAAATGTGATTCTGTTCCAGGCACGTTTATTGTTCCTGGTTCAAAATCTAATGTTACACCACCATCTTCTTCAGGTATAACTTCAATAGGTTGTTTTTCTGATTCTGCTTCTTGTTCCTGAACAGCAACTTCTTGTAACTCCTCCTCTGAAGGAATCTCAAGTTTTGTTTTTGTGTTCGGGAGTCCTTTGTCTATTTCTGCCATTTAATACTCCTATGTTTTGATACCACGTTTCATTAGACCTTGCAACCCTTGTGAGTTAGGGCCAGATGATGGTGGGGGTCCTGAATCTACACCAGCTAATTTAGCAATACCACCGCCTGCTGCTGAAAATGGATCACTTAAATCAAAAGGAGATGTTCTTTGTTCTGCTCTTTCAGCCTCGTCTTTTGCTAAATCTATTTCTGCTTGTTTACTTTTTTCTATATTATCTAAAAGAGATTCTTCTGTAGGAAACTCTTTTATTTTCTCGTCAAATTTTTTTAATGCTGTGTTTAATCTACTCTTGCTTCTTATTCTTTGTCCTTTCGTTCCTTTTTGTAGTCGCTCTAATTGCATAAGTCTTTCATCTAAATCTAATAATTCTTGACCTTTACCGTATTCAGGAAAATATTCTTTTAGTTCATCTCTTCTAAGTTTTTGATCTGCAAGTCCAAGAGACAAAGCACTTAGTGCAATATCTCTTCCACGTCTACCACTTGCATAATCAGATGCAGCAAACGGAGCTACAAAAAGAGCCTCAATAGCAAGAGCTGCAGGTCCTAAAACATTTTTTAATAATCTTGCACCTTGAGACGTTTTTCTTATAGCTTTGTAATTTGCTCTGTCAGCCAGTGTTAAATTTTTTGGATCTGTTGTTTGTAATTTGTTTATACCTCTTACAGCACAACGTGTTAAGTTTTCTCCTGTGCTAAAATTAATACGACCTCCCATTCTAGCAGCTTTAGGACCACAACCTATCACCGCTAATTTTTGTAAATTAGTTTTATTAAAACCTTTTATTTTTCCAACTTGACCTCTTTCTGCTTGCTCTCTCACTATTCTTCTAAATTCTTTTTCTTCTTTTAAACTTAAAGTTGTTAAATCTATTGCATCTTTTGATACTGGCATTCCACCTATTTTTCTAACTCTTTGTGGTTCATTACCAATTGGAAGACCATACTCATCTCTTGGTAGTTCAACCGCGTTAAATCCAACATAACCTTTATATTTTTTTGGTAAATTTTTTATTGCACTGTTTACAATTTTTTCTGCTTGAATATTAAGATCATCAACACGTTTCATATAATCTAGTGCAAGTCCTTCTTGTTTTGCATTCATGGCCTCCAACGCTAGTCTGTTGTTTTTTCGAATGGCTTCTGATATTGCGTTTAAAGGTTTGTTATATTTAGTCCCTAATGCAGAGTTTATTCTTTGATTAATAATCATAACATCGTCTGTTGTTAGTGGCGTGCCACCTGCAATTTGTCTTATGTGGTGATATTGAAAATCTCTTGTTCCTATCGCTCCAGTGGGATCAGTTTCTTTCAACGCTTTTCTTCTTACTTTTTTTGACGTATAATCTTTTTCAGGATCTGCAACTCTTATTTTTTTAGGATTTTTTTCAAAATAATCATCAACAAATTTTTGTGCTTCCTTTAATGTAGTAGCGCCTTTACCTTCAATGGTAACTTTATCTGGTCCTATAAAAGGTTTATATCTTACAAATTCTTTATTTGTTCCTGGCACTCTGTATGTAGTTTTAGCTATATTAGGACGCACTCTATATGAAGATACTTTAATAGGATCTGATGTAATAGTTTTTAAATATCTTCTTTTACCTGCTTTTACTTCCTCAATAGAATCATATAATTTTCTTTTTTGTCCATCAGCTCCAGTTGTGTAATATTTTATAGCTGCATCTTTATTACCTTTAGAGTGCAATGAATAAATTTTAGTCTTATTTCTTCCCTCTCCAGCAAATTCTCCTGTATCCATTTTATATCTAGTATCATCAAAGTTAGTTGCACCTTTAGGTAATTTAAATTTAACTAAACCCTCTGCATAGTCTTTATCTGTTATAGGTGATTTATTTACTATATCTATTAATTCTTTTTTAGTTTTAGCACTGATTGTTTCTACGCCCCCTTCTTTGTTTGTAGGAATTTGCACTTTATACTTATGGTCTTTTGGATATTTAAAATTAGTTAAATCTCCTTCTGATAATTCAGTTATAACTTTATATTTAACTCTGTTTGTTTTATCTCTATACCCCTGCCTTGTGCCACCAAAACCTGGTTGCACTAACATACCACCACCTGCCATTGAATTACGTTTCTTAAAATCCTCAAACATTTGTCTGTCTAACGCTGATTGTGGTCTTTGTATTTTATCTGCTGTAGTTATTTCACCCTCATCGAATAGATCCATTAAGTCTTCTATTCGTTTTATGATATCGGCCATGTTATTCTCCTAACATTCCTGCAATACCACCTGACGCAAAATCTTGTTCTGGATCATAATCATATTCACCTTGTCTCGATGACATAAAATCAGCCTGCGCACCGTCTTTGTTTTCTGTAATATCTCTTGCTCTTCGTCTTTTCCTAATTGAATCTAAAATTTCTCTTGTAGTTCCTTTGTCACCTGTTGCAAACAATCTTAATTTAGAAACATCTGAGTTTAAATCTGCAATATTTTCTGTTACATTCTCTACATCCTCTACATCAAAATCATCTGGACCAACCATTCTTGACTCAGGCACACTTTCTACAGCAAAAAATTCATCTGCGGGTTTGCCTTTTGTCATTTCGTCAGCGACGCCTGGTTTATAAACTAAATCAACAGGTGCCTCTCCCATATTATCAGCAGAGTTATATTCAATTCTAATTTGTCCTGTATCTAAATCTCTATACACATAAATATTATCTGCAAAAGTATCTTTATATCCTGTTGTAGGTTTTTCACCAATGTCTATACGATGAACAATTTCTCTTTCTTTAGTTGCAAATCCTTTAGTAACATCTTCACCCTCTCTAATAACTCTGTTAACCACTGCATCAAACCAAACTGGTTTACCTTTGACTGCGGGTGTTTTAATAACTTCTTTTGCAACTTGTCTAGCTCCACCTTTACCAATTCCTAATATTCCTGTTTTAAACGCAGCAATGCTTGTGCCGGCTGCTCCCATAAGTTTTAAAAGTGCTCTACGTGTTTTATCTATTGATCCTATCTTGTAACCAATACGACCACCTTCTGCAAAATTACTATCTTCATTTAACTCGTCAATATATTCTCTAAAATCTTCTTCTGATTCTATTTTTCTTCCGTCTCTAAGACGAATATTTTCGAATTTACCTTCTCTTTTTTCTCTTTCATAAACTCGTTTAATTCGATCATCTAAAGAAGTAACAGGTTTAGGTTTAGCTTTTATTGCTTTCATAATCCCTGATCTAAGAGCAGCGCCCTCCTGTGTGCCACCCATGATAGTTTTACTTGGATCTAAAACGTTGCCTTGCATATCGACAACTTTGTTCATGTCTTTAAATCTTTGAACTGCTTCTTGTTGAATTTTAATTAGCTCTAAACCATCTGGGTTTCTACCTTTGACTGATCTAAAACCATTCGTCAGTTGACGAATCATTTGAGCTATTGTCATTCCAAATCTTATTGCCATTAGTAATAGTTCCTTTTAATTTTTTCGACTTTGTCGTCGATGTAATCTTCAGGGTGTCCGACCAGACCGCCCTGTCTGAATCGCATAATCGCTTGGGTTGTACTATCAACCAAGTCGTCATGATCACCGTAAGGAAACGCAGCACATTCTTCAATGACTTCTTCTGCAAATTTCTGCTCAGGTGCCCATATCATACCAGATTCAAATAAAGGTGCAACTGCATTCACACGAGCGTGCTTGTCGTTGCCTTTGCTGGGTGTAAAGTTTACAACAGGTATGTCCATCTTTCTCAACTCGTATGTAAGAGGTAGACCTGATGCTTTTGCCTCTACAATCACAGATTCTGGCTGCCAATATTTATATTGTTCAAGGGCCAATCTCCTTAGTTCAGGGAACTCGTATCTACCTTTGATGGCATCGAGCAGTATGAGATTAGCCCCTTCATCCTCACT